CGCTGCTGGCATCACTGGCGTGACCGCTGCGCTCGTGACCTTGGCGCCAGCATTGAATACGACGATCGGGCTGCTCAAGGCACTGGGCGCTGCCAAGCTGATTGCCGCTGGTCCCTGGGTGGCTCTGGCGGCGGGCGTTGGAGCCTTGGGCGTTGCTCTCTATCAGTCCGCCACTGCTGCTGATCGTTTTAGGGGCGAAATCGAGAAAGGCAACAAGACGATCACAGAGGGCTACGAAAAGCTTCAGACGTACCAGGACGAGATCGACAAACTCGACAAGCGGATCGAGACAGCAGGCTCCAATCGCATCAAGCGGTCACTCAAGAACCGCAGAGACGCGATCGAGAAAAATTACGACGAGCTGCTCGACAAAATCAAGGAAGTCGAAAAGAAAAGCGAGTCTGCTGGGGGCGGCTTAACCGGCGGTCCTTCCGCAGGCGACAAGGACAAAAAAGCCAAAGATCGCTTGGCTCAGCTTCAAAAGCAGTCAGAGGATTTCCTTTTTGCCGCAAAGAACCGACTGACTGTTGAGACGCAGCAGGGAGAGCTTGATCGGGTCCGAGCTGAGGCGGATGTCCAGCGGCTTGAGATTGACCGCAAGTATGCAGAGCTAACTAAGGGCGTCACTGACGCCACAGTCCTTAAGAACGCAGCGAGCGCCCGAAGCATTGAGCTCCAACTGATCGACATCCAACTTGGCAGAGAGCTTGGGCAGGTTATTGATCAACGCGCCAGTAAAACCGCAGCTCTGACGCAAAAGCTCGGCGACGCGGCGATCGCCGGGGCTGAGTTTGCTGCCACCAAAAATCCAATCGAAGATCTTGGCAAGGCAATCGGCATTACCACTGACAGCTTTGCTCAGATGGTTGCCAATGTCATGCAAGGCACGCAAAGCGTCGCGGATGCTTTCCGCAACATGGCGAACCAGATCATCAATAATTTGCTGAAGATTGCCGCCCAAGCCGCGATCCAAGGTTTGCTGGGGTTGGTCACAAGCGCATTGAGCCCTGGCGCTGCCATCGGCAAATCCTTAAGTGGCGCTGGTGCTCTCGCTCAGTCCGGCACCGGGCTGGGTGTTGGCACGTCTTCCTTAGGCGCAGGTGTTAGCTACGGAGCTGGAGCCGGCTCAGCCTTGAGTGGGATGGGTTCAGTTGGTGGAAACGTTTTTGGAGGCTTCCAGGGCGGTTTTGCGAAAGGCGGCAGCATCTCCGGCGGCAAGCCTGCGTTAGTGGGCGAGCGCGGTCCTGAGCTGTTCATGCCAGGGCGCAGCGGCAGCATCATCCCCAACAATGCACTCGGCGGCAACATTACCGTCAACGTTGACGCCACCGGCACACAGGTCCAAGGCGATGGACCTAACGCAAATAAGCTGGGCGAAGCACTTGGCGCCGCTGTACGCGCCGAACTTGTCAGGCAACGTCGTCCCGGAGGCTTGCTCGCCTAATGGCTACCTTCCCCGCTATCACGCCAACCTACGGCGCTCAAAAGACCAGTCAGCCCGCCACCCGCACTGTCAAATTTGGCGACGGCTACGAACAGCGCACTGTCTTCGGACTCCCCACTCACGCCAACGCTAAGCAGTGGGATCTGACCTGGAACGTCTCCGAAACTGACGCCGACACTATCGAAACTTTCCTTGATGCACGGGCAGCAGATTCTGCCAGCTTTGACTGGACCCCTCTAGACGAAGCGACCTCTTACAAGTGGGTTTGCTCTCAGTGGAGTAAGTCAATTCCTTACTTGAATCGCGCCACGATCACCGCAACCTTCCGTCAGGTATTTGAACCGTAATGGCGATTCCGGTTTCTGAACTTCAGAAGATCAACCCAAGCAGCATTATCGAGCTGTTTGAGCTTGAGCTGGTTACGGCGTTGCATGGTGCCAGCACGGTCTATCGCTTCCACGCCGGAAGCAATATGGACGCCAACGGCGAGGTGGTTTGGAATAGCAATAGCTATCAGCGCTATCCGATTGAGGTTGATGGCTTTGAGTACAACGGACAGGGACAGCTACCACGTCCCACAATCCGGGTATCGAACATCTTTGGCACGATCACGGCAATTTTGCTGACGGTCAACAGCACCACTGCCGGCAATGACCTTGCTGGGGCAAAGCTGACTCGGATTCGCACGATGGCGCGGTATTTGGACGATGCCAATTTTGATGGCAGCAATCCTTACGGCACGCCAGACCCTACGGCTGAGTTCCCGCGTGAGGTTTATTACGTTGATCGCAAGGTCAATGAAACCCGAGACATCGTTGAGTTCGAGCTGGCGGCAGCTTTTGACTTGGCTGGCGTTCGAGCGCCCAAACGTCAGTGCATCGCCAACGTCTGCCAATGGATCTACCGCTCTAGCGAGTGCAGCTATACCGGCACCGACTATTTCGACGCTAACGACAGTCCCGTAACGGATTCTGCTGATGACGTTTGCGGCAAGCGGTTGAGCAGCTGCAAGAAACGTTTTGGCAATAGCGCCTTACCGTTTGGGTCGTTTCCTGGTGTTGGCACGTTCTACACATGAAATGGCACGATGAGGCATTGGCTCACGCACAAGCTGAGGATCCACGCGAAGCGTGCGGTTTGCTTGTGGTGGTCAAAGGACGCAAGCGTTACTGGGCGTGCAAAAATTTGGCGTCAGATAACAACCAGTTCATCCTCGACCCGACTGATTTTGCAGCCGCAGAGGATGCAGGCGAGGTTATTGCCGTTGTCCATAGCCACCCGTCCACACCGCCAACGCCAAGCCAAGCGGATCGCGTGTCCTGTGAACTCAGCGGCTTGCCTTGGCACATTGTCAACCCGAAAACTGGCGGCTGGGATGAGTGCAAGCCAGAGGGTTACAAGGCACCGCTGATTGGGCGCGAATGGGCATGGGGCGTCACGGATTGTTGGACCTTGGTCCGCGACTGGTTTGCAGAGCAGGGTTTAGAGCTCCGCGACTGGCAGCGTCCATTGACGCCGGAGGAATTTGAAGCTGAGCCGATGTTTGAAGGCTGCTGGAAGGAAACAGGATTCAGAAAGTTGACCGAGGATGAGTCGATTGAGGTTGGCGACATCCTTTTAATGAATATCCAAGGCAAGGGATTGAATCACATTGGCGTCTATATCGGTGACCAGTTGGTGCTGCACCACATTCGCGGGAGGCTGAGCAGCAGAGATTTATATGGCGGCTGGCTGCAGAAATGCACCGGGCGCGTGCTTCGGCATCCGGACTTCAATACGATGGAAGCAGGTAGCTAAGACCCATGCTCCGCGAGATTCGAGTTTATGGGCAGCTGGCGAAATTTTTAGGTCGCCGGACGTTTAGGGCAGCTGTTGGCAGTGCTGCTGAGGCGATGCGTTTTTTGCTGGCAAATTTCCCGCAGCTTGAAAGGCACATGGCGGACCAGCACTACAAGGTGAGTGTTGGCGGTTATGCCTTGACCTTGGATGAATTGCATCAGCCATCCGGGCAGCAGGTCATCAGCATTGTTCCGGTGATTGGTGGCGCGGGTAATGGCGTGGGGCAAATTATTGCCGGCGTGGCGATTGCTGCCCTTAGTTTTGGCATTGGTGCCATCGCTTCGGCTGGTGTGACATTGGGCGGCTTGGCTGGCATTGGCACCGTGGCAACTGCTGGCGTTGCAATCGGCTCAGCTTTGGTTCTGGGCGGTGTCGCTCAAATGTTGACTCCGGCGCCAAGCCTTACGCCAATCGGTATGACGCCTTCCTTTGGCGGCGGCACAACTACCAGCACGGAAGGCACCGAGCTTGATCCGCAAGCGTCCTACAGCTTTAGCGGCGTACAAAATACAAGCAGGCAAGGCGTGCCAGTTCCGCTGGTTTATGGCGAAATGGTTGTGGGATCAGTTGTGATCTCCGCTGGCATCGACACCGTACAGGTAGAGGTATGACTGAGATCATCCGTGGCGCTGGTGGTGGCGGTCCCACCGTTCAGGTCAACAATACGGTTGTTGTTCGCGCCAACACCGGGTCTAACCGGACGCCGACCACAACCAAGGACAACCTTGCCAGCAAGCAATATGCGACGTTTATTGACCTACTGAGTGAAGGTGAGATCGAAGGATTTCCTTCTGCGGCTGGATACACAAAAGGAACTGAAAACTATAACAACGCGGCGCTTCAGGATATTTACATGAACGGCGTTTCTGTCGTTCGCAAAGGTGCCGATCCGACAAACCTAGGAACAGCTGACTACAACTTTACTAACGTCACTCTGTCGCCTAGGTACGGCACACAATCACAGGACGCAATCAACCTGGCGATTGAAAACGAGCAGACTGTAGGTGTTGGCTACATCGTCCGCAATGGTGACAATGATTTTGTCAACTACACCCACACGCAACAGCGGGAAAACGACGGTCGCACGGTTACGATCAAAACCGGCATCACTGATGCGCTAAATCTTACTTTTAGCGTTGTGTATTCATGGTCTGGTGATACCGGCGGCTCACTCAGCCAAACAATTAACATTTACGACTCCACCAATACCTTGCGTGGAACGGGTGGCGGCGGTGGTGCCACTGGAACATTTGAAATCAGCCTGACCGGCTTAAGCACTGACGAGGTTTTCCGTATCGAGTCTGTGGTCAGTTCCACTGGCACTGGCGGAGATTACAGAGAGCGCACCGCATCAGTCAGTGTCAGCTGGTCCTACATCAATGACACCACCTCAACCCAAGCTGTCACCCGCACCATCACCAACACCGAGGTTGATGCTGTCAGAGTTACGCTGACGGTCCCTCGCCTTGAAGCCTTTACGCCTGCTGGCGACGTTCTTGGCAGCAAGGTTGACCTAAGGATTCAGGCGCAATACAACGGCGGCGGATTCTCAGACGTTATTTCAGACACGATTGAGGGGCGAACTGCTGACTCTTACCAAAAGGACTACATCGTCAATCTGACTGGCGCATTTCCTGTCGATATTCGCGTTGTTCGAGACACAGCCGACAGCACATCTGGTCAGCTATTTAACGACTTCTATTGGAGTGGATATACCGAAATCATCTACGAAAAGCTGAGCTATCCAAACTCTGCCTTGATGGGCATGAAATTGGATGCTGAGCAGTTCAACAGCATTCCAAACCGCACCTATCGGATTCGCGG